AAACCTACCATAAAACCAAAGGTAGAACCGCAACAAAATCTTGTTCCAGATCCAGTAACAGCAATGGGTGTGGATCCTAAAACTGGAGAATATTTAACTCCAGAGGAAAGGAAGAAACAATTTAAAGAACGTAGAGCAAAGAGAGCAATGGGAATAGATCCTGACCTACCAGAGGCAGGAGATACACCAAAGGTTGATAAGTTAGAAGAAGCAGGGATAGGTGAAGATCAAGTCAAGAAGAAAGTCAAAAAAGATTTAGAGGATGAATTTAGTATAGATCCTAAGTTAAAGAAAGCATTTATGGATGCATTGGCACTTCCTGCTAAGTCTGCTGCTGTTGCAATGACAGACTTATTGGAGAAGATTCCTGCACCAAGTAAGGAAGCATCTAAGATATTGAATAGAAATATATCTAAGATATCTCAATCATTCAAGTTAGGTGCTGCTAGTTCTGAAGTTGCTAACGATGAAGAGGACAACGATAAAAAGAAAGAAGGTAGTGGTGGATCTGTATTAGGAACATTGCTTGCTAAAGCAGTTAACTTTGTTAAAGGTAAAGTTAGTGGTGGCGGTGGAGGAGAAGGAGAAAGCACTAGTGCACCACAACAAAACATGTTACCACCAGGTGCAACTGGAGATCCTACATTTGGAAGACGTGCACCATATACAGGAACTGCAGATGGTATAGGACTTGGAGATGGCTCAGGCAGAGCTATGCAACCTATCAAGAAACGTAAATCAGCAGCTGCAAAATTATTTGGCATGACACCTATGGGCATGGCATTTAATGCAGGAACTAAAATGTTTAAGGGTGCTAAGTCATTCATGAAATCAAACACCTTTAAGAATATAAAGAATATAGGTGGTAAGGCATTAGGTATGACACCAATGGGTATGATGGCGAAGTTTATGATGAAAAATACAAAGATTGGAGGTATATTTGCAAAGGGTGAACAGAAAACTAATTTAACAGAACTGACTGATAAAACTATACAAGAAAATAGAGATGCAGCGGATGCTAAAACTAAGAGAGATGTTGCTACTGCTGCAGGAACTGCAGCTGCAATCAGTGCAGGAGTTCCAAGTTCACCACCAATGCAAGGAGAAGGTGGCGAACTTGCTCAACCAGATATTATAGAATCCCCATACCTTGATGTATACAACGTAACTTCGCAATTCTAATGGCATCAGTTAACACACAATCTAACTTTCAATTAATTGAGTTTTTTATTGCGGATTATGACCCAATAACAGTCAATCAACTTTTGTATGTAAAATATACAGAGGATTTACAAGCTGCTACCATGAAAATGGAAGTGCAAATAACAGATACTGAGAGTGGATTCTTGTCTGAGTTGACTGGTATGGAACGAGTTTTTATTCGTATTGGTGACAGTGAAGGTAAGACTGAAATTGGTGGAGATTTTGTGATATATGACATACAGGATAGAAGAAATATAGGTGGAAAATCATCTGCTGTACTCATGCTTTGTACCTTAGATTTCTTAAACAACGCTGCTAACAAAGTATCACGTAGATTTGGTAAGGGTAAGGGTAAAAAGATAGATGAAATTGTTAAGAAGGAAATATTACTAGATTTAGTAGGAGTCATGGAGAGTAAGATAAATGACTTTGAACCATGTATTAACAATTTTTCATTTGTATCACCATATTGGAATCCATTTACTGCAATCAGATGGTTATCTTCAAAAGCAATACCAGCTACAAAAGGTAGTGGTAAAGCAGCGACTGCAGGATATGCTTTCTATGAGACACGAGCAGGATATAATTTTGTTTCATATGATTTTTTCGCAAAAAAAGAACCAGTCACAAGAATGGTTGTAGGACATGATGGTAAAGAGTTAGAAGAAGAAAGTGATACAGGTATTACTCCAATTAGTAGTATAAAATTTGAGACATCAGTTGATTTATTGAAAGGTTTAAATTTAGGTTCTTACTCTAGTAACGTAATGACTTTAGACCTTAAAGATATGAAATATGAGGAGCATCCTTTTAGCATTAATAAATATTATCAAGATGTTCAAACTTTAAACGCAGGAGCAGCTCCAGAGTTTTACAAAGGATTTGATAACACATTGACATATACAAGAATTATGTCTAAAGTATCTGACTCTGCACTGTTTACTGAAGGAACATATACACAGGGATTTACAAAGCAACTCTCACAATCTAGTTTAAGAGAAAAATTATTTTACAGTAAAAGGGTCGTGGTAGAATTGATATCAGACTATTCATTAGAAATAGGTGAAGTCGTGCAGTTAGATATTTACAAAGGTGGTAGCACTAGAGAACCAGACTATTCTAATTCTGGTAAATATGTTATTGGTAAAGTTGAAAGAACATTCAAATCTAGTCAAGATAAAATGACAACTAAACTCACATTATTTACTGACTCAGATGGAGCTGCTATTCAAAGATCATGAACGAAAATATTGCTAATTTTATAGGAAAAGAAGGATTTAACTGGTGGATTGGTCAGGTAGAGAATGATGGTGGAAAATATTGGAATACTGAATTAGATGATGGTAAAGGTGCATTTGATTATACTGACTTTGACTGGACAAACAAAGTAAAAGTTAGAATTATAGGATATCACACACCAAACAGAACTGATTTACCTACAAAAGATTTACCATGGGCACAGGTATTGATGCCACCCATATACTCACAACGTTCTGGTATAGGATCTATTCATCAGTTACAGATAAACAGTTGGGTTGTTGGTTTCTTTATGGATGGAACATCAGCACAGATTCCTATTGTTATGGGATCTATAACTGATGAGAATCCTGAGTCAGGATACGGAGTTAGCGGTGGAGAAAAGAAAGGTTATGCCAAACTATCAGCAACTGACTATAAGAGACGTGATCACAATACAGATGGTAGTTCTTCACCAAACACAGCTAACACAACACAAGTTAATGAAGAGACTGGTATAGATGAAGCACCAACTAACAATGAAGGACATAAGACTGAGGAAGGAGAAGAGACTACAAAGAACGAACGTGGTAAGGCAGAGACAGAGAGTGAAAAGCAACAGTTAGCAACTGAGAAACAAAAGGTAACAGTCCATGTTGGTAATGGTAAATGTGGATCAGAGACTGCTACTAAACTAGAAGCACCTATGGCAGAGTTTATGAAGTTTGCTCGTGGCGTAGAGAAGAATGATGTGGATCAGTTTGTCAACAAATTAAATGGTGCTGTTGTTGATATGGACTATGAGATTAATCTAGTATCACAACGCATACAAAAGAAACTTACAGGACTGACTGCTAATATCAAGGGCGTGGTCATGGAAGACGTCAATAAACTTGTGCAAGAAGGTCTAGAAGAACTTAGTATTCCTGATCCTGAGTTAGATAATGCAGTCAGAGAACAACTTAAAGATGTTGGTGATCTTGTTTCATGTTTATTCAAACAACTAATAGGTGAATTAGGTGATTTTATTAAAGGTATGCTCAGTGATCTAGTAGAGAATGTATTAGACACTGCACTATGTCTTGTTCAGAATATGCTTGGTGATATTATGAAGAAACTTATGGACAGTATCACGGGTGCATTAGGCATATTAAAAGGTGTCACGGGTGCTATCAAGAATGCAAAGGATAGGATACAAAACTTACTTAATAAGGTCGGTGACTTCTTAGATCTATTTTGTGATGGTGAACTATCATGTGCTATTGGTGCATCAGTATTTGAGACTGGTCTTGGCACTAAACCAAAAGGATTAGAAAAGGCAGCAAAAGAGATCGCACAATATAAAATCAAACCACCAAATGCTATATCAATAGTTGGTAAAGGTATACCTATCAATGGATTAGTTCCTGCTGTTGATCGTAATGGTATCAAGAAAATATTTGATACTACTAGTGGTGCACTTGTTGATCTTAATAGTGCAGCTGGTCTTGCATCTGGACTATCACTTAAAAACTTTGATACACGAGGACCTTTAGAGAAGTTTGAAGGAATAAACTTCTATGACTCTGAGGGTAACATTGCAAGTGCAGCAGTCAATTGTAGTAACAGTATATTAAATAGAAAACCATGCTTCCCAGAAATGGTGTGGGATAATTTACAATCAACAAGTCCTATAAAAGCACTACCTATAATAGATGATATAGGACAGATACTTGGTGTGATGATGAATAAGAAAGGATCTGGTGTCAATGCAGAAGCATCAGTCAAAGCACAGTTCACATGTAATGAACCAGAAGGTAGTGGTGCTAAGTTTAAACCAAATATTTCAGATGGTAAGGTAAATTCAATTGAGGTTCTTAATCCTGGCATTGGATATGGATTTGATCCCGCTGACACTTTCTGCCCTAAAGAACAGTATGGAGTATTAGTTGATAAAGTAGGACTACAAGAACATCTTAATAACGGTGAGTTTATAGAACAAGTAACAACTACAGGCAACCCTGACGTCTTACAGGTTGCTGATACTGATTATGATGAAGATCATATGTTACTTGCAACTATAGATCCCGCGTTCAATCCTAATTTACAAGTTGGTTTAAATTTAAAAACTAAATCTGGTCATGAGTTTGTTCTTAACTTTAATAAGAAGTTCCCAACCTTAGTCATACCACAAGATGCAAAAGCATTATATGCTAAGTGTGGAGATATTATTCCAAAGATAGATACAGTCAACATAGTAAATGTAGGAACTAATTACGTAGATCCAATCATAACTATTGGAACTGGAACTAAGAAAAAACAGATAGGAACAGCTGTTCCAGATTCTCAAGGTAGATTAATTAAAACAAATTTAACAGAGCAAGTTCTAGGTTTTGTGAAACCTGTCGTGGAAGAAAGGTTAGCAAATGGAACTGGAACTGGTGCGAAGTTGAGTGTCGTGTATACATACACAAGTCCAAGACAACTCAAAGAAAATAATATCTTACCACTCACACAATATATTGACTGCGTGGGTCATCCTATGATAAAATCTACTATAGAAGAGGAAGATGAGAGTTTGACTGACTCAGGATTTAACTTAGTTGATAGCACACTAGACGAGACAACTCAACTTAATACTACTAATGCTGTTCAGACTGCACAAACAGTCTCTGATCCAGTATCAACTCCAGTAACTGAGGATACAACACAAACAAGTACACCATCTACTCCATCAACTCCTACACCACCATCAACACCACCCGCACAGAATAATCCACCACAACAAGGTGGTTACGGAGGATACTAATGACTATTAATCCATTTACAGGTGGAACTGACGATCCAAATGAAACACCTGATGTAAAAATACAATATCCTTTGAACTGGGTTCAGTCAACATCTGCAGGACATATGTTTGAGATGAACAATACTGAGGACGGTGAATACATACGTTTGCTCAATGCAAATGGTAATTTTCTTAACATAGATGAGAAAAATAACAACAACTTAGTTTCATATAATGATACATATATCTTATCAGACCATAATCTTGTTATAAGAGTTGGTAAGGATATTGA